TTGGTGATCAAGTGACCGTTGCACAAACTGATGGTGGTGTATTAAAGCCAATGCTTCAAGGTGTTCAAACGGTTATCGCTCCAACCGTTGCTGGAACTTCTGATTTATATATTGATGTTCCTTTTTCATTAGTTGGAACGGGTGCAGCTGTTGGTGGAAGTGTTATTTATTCGGACAACAGAAAAACAATTTCCGCTGTTCAATATACTTCTGACTTACATTATGTTTTCAATGGTGCTGTTCCTTTTTTGGACTTCATTAATTGGATTGGCGATGATTATATAATGGACACGGCAAGTGTAACGCATAAGTTTTTGACATCAATGCCAAGAGAATTTTATGTTACTGAATCACAAGATGTACGATTGAACTTTACAAATTGGTTTGCAAATACAAGATCATTATACTTTGAGAATGATGGTGGTGATATTCTTGAACTAACAACTGCAACGGGAATGACTGCTGAAGCTGTTATTTCTGCAAGTGTTGGACCACTAACAACAATGAGTTCAATCATATTTGGAAGCACACCATTAGTGAAACCAAACACAATATATTATGATGTTTGGGTTGAAGTTGCTGGTGTTCAGTACTCCGAAAAGATAAGATTCTACATTGATAGACGTTGCGAAATTCAACCATTTGAAATTTCATTCATGGATCGGATGGGTTCATTCGGTTCATTTGCTTTTCAGCTTCGTGACACGGTGACAAACAACAATCAAAAATCTACATTCAAAAGATTGGCTGGTGGATTAGGAACGGATGCAACAACGAATCCAGCTTACACTTATGATTCAAAAGCAACTGGTGAACAAGTTTACAACGTGAATTTCGACAAGGTGCAACAGCTGACAACGAACTGGATGGATGATGCAAGCTCTTTGTATTTCCAAGAATTGATTAGCAGTCCAGTGGCGTATTTAAAAACTGAAGATGGCACTTATGTCGCTGTTGTTGTGACCGATTCATCAAGCGTTGAACAAAGACAGATTGATAAAAGATTAATAAAATATACAGTGAATGTAAGATTCGCAAACGCAGATAACATAAATATTTGATGGAAAATTCAACACAAATTCAGTTCATTCAAACATTCGGACAAGATGGGCCGATTGGAATTATTGACGTTGATACGGCCGTTCAATTTTCAATCAACTTTGCTGTTGGTGACATTAAAGAACCATTTGCAAAGAAGGGTGTGAAGTCATATAAATTTTCAATTGTTGGAAGCAAAGAAACGAATCAGCTGTTGAATCATTACTACGACATTAACATCGTTGACGGGACTTACAACAACAATCTAAAGCAGAAGGTGGCAATACTTCGGAACGGTGTCATCATCTTGGATAACGCTTATATGCAACTATTAAGCATCAAGAAACAGACACACGATGTTTATAGTGATCAACAGATCATTTATGACATCGAAGTTGGTGATGATGTGACTTCATTCTTTACAAAGATTACAAACAAATATCTTGATGAATTGGATTTCCAAGATATGAATCACACATACGAAGCTGCAGAAGTTATTGCTTCATTTCCAAATTCAGCGGTCAGGGACAATGTTCTTTTGACTGGTGGCTACAAATATGTTTTGGCTTGGACACCATTGTCAAAGTATCAACTTGAAGAATGCCGACCAGCCATTTCAGTTTATGAATATTGGAATCGCATCCATCAAAATGCTGGCTATCAATGGGAGTGGAACGGATTTGATAGTGACCAAATACGAATGGACAAACTTTGGATTCCATACAACGGTGACAAGCCGAAAATATCGGACCAATTAAGCTATCAAGTTGCAGCTGAAATAACAACACCGTATACATTAACTGAATCTTATTATGCTGGTTTGGGACATATTACACAAATTCCAAAAACGCAATTTATTGCTGACATTGAAGTGCTTGATTTATTAGGTGCTTACAATCCAGTGACGGGCGAATATACATCACCAATTAATACGGGAACAGCTGCTGTTGATGTTACATTCAAAGTTGATTATAGTTTTTCTGTTGACAATACTCACGGAGGAACAGCATATTTGACGGGACCGTCTGGCCTTCCGACATCAAACAAGCAATGGCAATATCGGTCCTATTGCAATATTAAAAATGAAACATCTGGAATATTTGGAGCACAATCAACTTTTAAAACAGATGTATTGTTGACAACGCCATCGGCAGCTTACACTTTAGCATCTGGAATGAATTTGATTTCTTCAGGTGTTTTTATGACTTCAACTGTTCCAATAACATCGGTTAATTTATTCGATGTATTAACTTCTTTTGTTGGATGTACTGGAACGGAATCTGCTGGTGTAGTATTTAGAACAGCCATTTCTGGTGGTGTACCAATTCACATTGTTCCATATCTGACAATCAATTCAATTGAAATGATTATCATTCCGAGGGTTGACACTTACGGATTTGGTGCTTTGGTTGGAATGAATGACTTTGTACCAGCGAAAATAAAGCAATCCGATTTCATCAAGTCAATTGCCAATATGTACAACCTTGTAATTGTTCCAGATGCAACAAATGACAGAAGAATAATTTACCAAACAAGGGATGACTATTATGACAATGGCGAAGAAAGGGACTGGACTGATAAAATAGCAACAGACAAAGGTTCTGACATTTCATTTATAAGCAATACGAATGCAAAGAAAATCACGCTTTCATATAAGCCAGACACTGACGTTGTGAACAAAGATTATTTGGCTGAAACGAAAGAAGTTTATGGACAGTTGGAATATGAATTGCAGAATGAAAACATCAAGGGAGTTGAAACAAAAGAAATCATTTTCAGTCCAACACCGATTGACAACACTTCATTCGGAACTTATGCACCAATGTGGCCCGGACAATTTCCGAAATGCAACATTCGTATTTTGCTTGATGGCGGTGAACAGCCAACGGGATTGGCTGGTGCAATGACTTATGACATAATTGACTACACTGTTGGAACTGTTGAAACGGGAATCTTTGGCATTGATACCTATTCAATGTTAACGCATCAAGACAATCCAAACACACCGCTGTTTGACATTAACTTTGGACTATGCGACAAATACTATCACGATTTCACATCGGTAACAAACAACAATCTTTATTCAATGTTCTGGCGGCGGACCATTGGTCAAGTTGACAATGGCAAACTGTTCACAGCTTATTTTTACCTGAATGAATATGACATTTCAATACTGAAATTAAGTGACAAAATCTTTGTGAAAGACACATGGTACAACATTAATTCATTGCAATACGATCCCAATTCATTCGGACCAACAAAGGTTGTTTTGATGACCACTGATGATGAACTTGCGATTGATATAATTAAGCCAAGACCGGGATGGCCATTGCTTGGAACATTGACACTGGCAACATTATCTGAACAAATTTACAGCGGTTTGAATTGGAACTATGCTGACAGTTCTGTTGTGATACAAGGAACAGGCAACGTGGTTGTTGGTGACATTAAAAATGTTTTGGTAGTTGGCAACAACAGAATAGTTGAAGATTCAAATACTATTTATACAGAGAATCTTGAAGCGGATAAGATTGTTTTAAATGGTGTTGATATAACAACTAATTTCAGAACGGTTGATACTTTACAAACAACAAATGCAACAACAACATCGGTATCAATATTTGACATTCCAGATGATACGATGATAATAATCGAGGGCCGAATAACTGGATATAAGAGCGACTTTACAGAAGCCATTGCAAGTTTTTATGTTGGCACATTCAGAAAAACTGGTGGTGTTATTGTTCAAGTTGGGACAACAAGCTATGTTACTGATAATGATTTTGGTGTTGCTCCAGTTATTGATTTGAATACGGATGGGACAAATATAATATTTGATGTAAAAGGCGGTGCAGCAACGACAATCAACTGGACAAATTCTTATGAATATACCATTAGTTAATTATAATATATAAGTATGGCTGAAGATACTGAAGATATAAACATAAATTTAAACACGAACATTCCAGAGCAGTCTGCTGATAGTATAAACTCATTGAAGGGTTTGAAATCAGCATATAAGGATGCGATGGATGGGATTGCGAAAGGAACAAAAGGAGCTGCTGAAAGAGCTGCTGAATTGAAAGATAGACTTGAAGATTTAAAAGATGAAACGCAATCTTTAAAAGGAACAGGAATTGAAAAGCTGACATCATCAATGTCATTGTTGAAAGATGGATTTGTGAATGCTGATCCAGGCAAGTTGGGAATTGCGATGAAAGGATTGGGAGCTGCAATGAAAGCCATTCCTATTTTTTTAATCATTGAAGGAATCAGATACTTAGTTGAAAACTTTGAGAAACTTGCAAATAGTGGTGGCATATTAGGAAAAGTATTTTCGTTTATTGGTGATGTTGTTGGTGCCGTAATTCAAGCATTTAAAGATTTGACTGATTGGCTTGGTATTACAAATTTTGCTGTTGAAGACAATGCAGAAAAAACAATTGAAGCTGCCAAGTCAATGCAAGCTGCAACAACTGAAAGATACGATTCTGAAATAAAACTTGCAAAGGCAGCTGGAAAAGATACGCTTGATTTAGAAATAAAAAAGCAACAAGCCATCATTGATTCGACAAGAATACAGTTTGAAGCAATCAAAGCTGTTGCAGCTGCCAATGGCGAAGTAACTGAAGAGCAAGCAAAAAAGGTTGCTGAACTTGGAAAAGTTATCAAAGATGCACAGCTTGAAATTGAAGTTCAAAGAACAACAGCGGAGAAAAAAGGTGTTGATGATGCCAAGAAACTTGGCGAAGAACGAAATAAAATTGCTGAAGAAAATGCAAAAGCGTTAAGGAATCTTGAAACCGACAATATTGTTTTATCTTATGACAGAAAGAAAAAAGAGATTGAAAATTATTATGATGATGAAACTAAAAAATTCAAGGGACAAACAGCTATTTTAGAGCAGCTGACTATTGCTAAAAATAATAAATTAACAGAGCTTTATCGAACACAAAAAGCGGAAGAACAGAAAATTCGTGATGGTGCTGAACAATCAAAGTTGAAAGCAATGGATGCTGAAGATGTTACATTCTCTAAATTTACTGCAAAGAAAATTGAAAAAACAATTGAAACAGCTGAAAAAGAAAAGAAGATACGGGAACTATCTAATCAAGAAATTCTTGCTGGAATCAATTCACTTGCTTCATCTGCTCAAACATTACTTTCAGCAATAAGCGACTACAACCAAGCAAAGGCAGATGAAGCTGTGAAGGTAAATGAAGAAGCATTGACTACACAATTGAGTGCTTTGGATGTTGCTCGTGAACAAGAATTAGCAAAAGAAGGATTAACAGCGGATCAAAAGATTGCAATTGAAAACCGATACAAGCAACAAAAGTATGAACTTGAATTAAAAGAATACAATGCAACCACAGCGATAAAGAAGAAAGCATTTGAGCAAGATAAGAAGATGAAGATTGCGATGGCAATTATCTCTACTATTACGGGTGCAATTTCCGCTGTTACTGGAATGATTCAAGCAATACCAGGACCAGTTGGAATAATCTTGGGTGTTGTTGCTGGTTTGGCTGTTACTGCAGCTGGGGTGTTACAAGTTGCAAAAATAAAGAACACAACATTTGATGCTGGAACGGCACCATCACCGCCAAGTTTTTCAGTTCCATCTGCATCAAGTGTTGGTGCTGAAAGTAGTTCGGCATCTGCAACACCATCATTTGACTTGTTTAAAAAAGACACAAATCAGAATGGTGCAAACAATAACGCTTCAAATAATAGTACAAATCAACCAACGGTTGTAAAGGCTTATGTTGTTTCACAAGAGATTACGGATCAACAGACTGCAAATAATTATTCAACTTCGATGGGTTCATTATAGGTGATTAATTAAAGCCACTAAATTATTGTGGACAGAAGATAGAAAAAAAGAAGTAAGGCTTAATCAATCAAATAAAAACATTGGAAAGCCTTGGAGTGAAGCAAGAAGATTGGCTTTTAAAACGCAAAAGAAAACGGGAAGATTTGGGTTTTCGCATAGTGAAGAAACAAAGAAAAAAATGTCAGAATCGAAAAAAGGGAAAACAACTTGGAATAAAGGATTAACAAGAAAAACGGATAAAAGGGTGGATCGTGTTGCAAGAATGAAAGAGAAAAAGTAATATATAAAAAGATGATAAATATTTCATACATAAGATTGCTGAATGCGTTTGAATCTTTTTCAAATGCACATCTTCAAATCAAAAGATTTGCAAGTGATTTTCCTGAACAAGTGCCAAATTTTGGAACGGAAAAAGAAAACTATCCAATTTTATTTGTGTCACCAAACAACACGATATTTGATGAAAATGCGAATCAGTTCACAGTTGATGTTTATTGTTTTGACATAATTGAAAAGGACCGTATCAACATCAACACAATTCTTTCAGATACAAACACGATTCTGAATGATGTTTATAGATGGTTTAAAGATGGCGAAATCTTCGGCATTGATGTAATTACTGACACGCCAACGTGTACACCAATAAACAACGGTTTGTTAGATTATGCAGCTGGCTGGCAAATGTCAATCACATTTGTTGTTGACACTTATGGCATTTGTGAAATACCATTCAACGGATCACCCGTTGTGATCACTGAAGTTTGTGACATTGTTTATTCGCAATATCTAACTTGTGAAACACTTGCAGACTGTCCAACAATAATTGACATTCAGGCATTGCTTCCAACGCAAGATCAAAAGGATGCAATGGACAATGCCAACGGACCAGATGCAGCAAATCCATTTGCAACAATGGCTGACGTTGGTGGAGGTGGAACATTGGACTTGCAACAGGTAACGGACAACGGAAATACAACAGACAATGACATTCAGTTTGATGCTGGTGTTGGTGTGTTGTTGGACAACGGTTCACGATTACGGGAAGGAACAATTGATGCTGGATTTGGTGGTACAAAAGGTATTGCTCAAATTTGTGCTGTTGGTTATGAATTGAAATGGGAAGCTGGTCGGCAATATGTTATGGATGGCAATGGACTTTTGATTCGTCATTCATTGAACAATTTTACAACTGTTCCAAGTGCAACGGATGATTCAACTAAAGGTTATTATGTTGGCAGTTTATGGACACTTGACAATGGTATAAGTTACATTTGTACTGATTCAACAATTGGTGCAGCTACGTGGTCCTTATACGATGCAAATCCGCAAGTCAATTCAGATTGGAATGCAGTCAGCGGTGTTGCTGAAATATTAAACAAGCCGACCATAACAAGCGGAACGGTCACATCTGTTGCAACAGCTGGATTGATTTCTGGCGGAACAATCACATCAAGCGGAACAATCACAACTTCAATGAACACGAACAAGCTTGTTGGAAGATTCACAGCTGGTACTGGAGTGATGGAAGAAATAACCATTGGCAGTGGATTGACGTTGACTGGTGCTGGAACATTAAACAATACAGCGACACCAACACCTTTGGGATATTATGGTGCGTTTTCTGATATAACAAATCAAACAGCCGCTGTAATCAATACGGGTTATCCAATGCTTTTGGGTGTCACTGATTTATCAAATCAAGTAACTGTTGTCAGTGGTTCACGGGTTACAATTGCAAACACTGGAATCTACAACATTCAATGGAGTGGACAATTTAGAAATCCATTAGCAGCGGAACACGATGTGACTATTTGGCTAAGAAAGAACGGTGTTGATGTTCCGGGTTCAGCTGGTGTTGTTTTAGTTCCTAAAAAACACGGAAGTGCTGACGGTCACGTTTTGCCATCTTGGAATTTTCTTCTTGATGTTGTTGGCGGTGACTATTATGAATTTGTATGGTCAACAGAAAATACATCTGTTTATTTATCATTTCAACCAGCTGGAAGTCCACCGCCATCAACAGCATCTGTTGTGTTGACAGTAACGCAACAAAGCGGAATCATGGCTGGAACGGGAATCACTGCAATAAATTCTTTGACTGGATCAGTTCAAACAATTGCATCTGGAACAAGCGGAACTGACTTTGCGGTTTCTTCAGTTGGAACAACACACACTTTGAATTTACCAGATGCAAGTGCAACAGCAAGGGGTGTGATAACAACTGGAACGCAAACAATTGCTGGTGCTAAAACATTCACTGGCACAATTGTGCTACCAGCAACCACATCAATAGGAAATGTTAGTGATACAGAGATAGGTTATCTTGATGGGGTGACCAGTGCGATTCAAACACAAATAAATTCAAAATCTGAAAAAAGTATTTTATTATTTTCGTCTAATTTAAGTCCTGCAGATTTAACTGATTACTATTTTTCAATTGGATATATTGCTGGAGCAACATCACCAAATTCAAAAAGATTTAAATTTGAAGCAGGTTCTACAACAGCAATAAAACTTGCTTTGCAAATGACAAATGCATCAGCTGCTTCAAGTGAATTAGTTACTTTAAATTTAAGAAATCAAACAACTGGAACTGATTATCTTATTGGAACATTTAATATGTCTTTAGTTGTTGTAAATACAAATTGGATTTTTGAATTTGCTTTTTCACATACAATTAATACAACAGACCAATGGGCAATAAAAATGACAACACCAGCTTGGGCAACAAATCCAACAGCAACAGTTATGCAATTTAAACTTTATTATAAATAATGGCAAACATATACACATACAAAAAACAAGGTGATGGCCGTGATTCTTGGAGGGTAGAAACACCAGAAGGCGAAATCTTTATGGTTTACGAAGATCCCACAAAGATTGAAACGCTTGAAGAAAAAGCCATTCGATTGTCGAGTGAACTGAATGAAATTATATACCAACTAAAAAAATAACTCTCTCTTATGACACGATTATTAGATTATTTAGATGTACCTTTATTGCATTGCATTGCCATTTCAATTACTTTCACAGATGCTGAAGGTGGGTTAAAAATATTTTCTTTACTTTTGGCCATTGGTTACACTGTTTGGAAATGGATTACTGAATATAAAAACAAGAAAAAATGAAAAACTACTACAAACCAACACCAGCAAAATGGCGGAAAATAGGGGATGCAATCCTGTTGACAACTGCAACACTTTCAACATTGATGATGACAGCTCCATTCAGCGACCATACTATTGCAATCACTGTTTGGCTTTTATCTGTTGTCGGTGTTGTCGGCAAAGTATTGACCAACTTTTTTAAAAATGAAAGTATCTGATTACGTCTGGACACAAAAGTATATGCATCAGTATGGCAATGCTGTTGTTGTTGCCATTCGGGACAGAATCAGAAAGGATGATTTGATTGATACTGGTGACTTGCTTAATTCAATCAATTACGATTTGAAAATGACAGCAAATAATTTCCAGGTTGTTTTCAAGATGGGTGATGGAAAATTCAAATATGGTTCCGGCTTGCCATCTGAATATGGTGTTTATCAAGATCAAGGAACAATTTATATTGAACCACACTACTTTTTCACAGCTCCAATTCCCGGACTGACAAAAAAAATATTCAAGGAAAAGATAACAGCAGCAATGAAAAAAGATGTTAGTATATTTATGAAAAAAGAAATTAAAAAATCATTTGCAAAATGAAAAACCCATTCGCATCATTAGGGAAATACATCACAAAACAAAGAGAAGAAAAAGCATTGTCAATTTTTTGTAGTGATACATTCGGAACAAAAGTGAACAAAGATGAAATTGAAATCATTGACAAAAATCACTATGCTTCTATTGATCCAAACAAATCATTTTACTTTTACGATGGTCCGCTTGATGACAAAACAAGGCCTTTCTGTGCTACCTTATTACTTCAGGGCAAATTCTATTCACAAAGGGAAATTGACTATTTGTCAACCCGTTTGGGTTACAACGTGGACTTGTATATGGGTTCATACAATTGCCGCCATCAATGGAAGCGTGCAAGAATAAAAGGGAAAATTCAAGATGGCACACTTGATGAAAGTTTGATTGCAACAAATTCAGATGCAAACAAAGCCATCAAAGAACAGCCAGCAAATTTAAGGGGTTAATCTAATTTTAAATCACGCATCATTGAAAGTTGATTGAACACGAAGATCAGTTTCAATTCAGTGACCTGGTCAAATGTGAGTGTGTGCGTTTGTGCGAAGTGGAAAATGATGCGTTCCCAGTTCCATTTGACAACGGCTTTTTCTTTTCTCACAGCTTCAAAATCTTCAGCGGTCAATGGCTCTGGTGCTTCTTCTTCTTCCTGTTCCGTGATCGGTTCTTCAAATAGGTTTTCAAAGCCATCAATGAACTTCTTTTTGAATGTCAAATATGCTTGAAGGATTCCAAACACTTCAGTGATTTTCACATCCATAAATTCATCGGCCCGGTCAGCTTCGTTGTATGTTCTGGGTTCAATGATGTTGTGATTCCATTCGTTCAATCGGTTTTGTCTATAAAGGATAGCACAGATTTCTGGAAGCTTCAGCAAATAGTTGATGTTGAATAAGTGTTCCAAGTCAATAAATTCGCCCAGCGTTATTGAATTTAATTCTTTGAAGTGATACTTTAAAACCTTTCGTGAAAAGTTCAATGTTGGTTGCACGTTCAACCATTTCATTTGCTCAAAAATCTGTTGCAGTTCATCCGTATCAACACCCTCCCAATATTCATCATCAATGGTGGTATCGGTAAGGATAAAAAGCTGGTCCATCTTGAATGATAAAAGAGAATGAAAATCATCCACTTCAACACTTTTCAATTGAATGAACTGGTCCAGCGTTATTTCTTCCCAGCTATTTAGTAACTGCATCACCTTTTAATTTCGTAACAATATCCTTCAAGATTAAATTCACATAAGGCAGAATGACATCGGCAGTTACTTTTGTTCTGAACAATTCAGCCTTCGCTTTGATGTGTGCATCTTCGTAGTGAACACTTCTATCAAGTGATAAATCTTTGTAAAGCACAGCCAACATTTCACCCATATATTTTTGATTATCTTGCTTGATGTACTTTTCAATTTTTGCCAAATCACGCACCGACAATTTAAATTCTGATCCAGAATAAGCAGTATAAACAACACCATCAACTTCAATCGTTGGTTTGAACTCCTTACATTCCCAATCTTCATCGGTGAATGTTTTTGTCAAATCAATAAATTCTGATGGAGTTATTACATCAATTTCTTCATCGGTCAAACCTAATACACCAAAGACACGAAGGTACCTATCAAAAACATCTTCATCATCACCATTTAAGATAATACAAAGCTGTTCAAATTCAGCAACCTTGATTTCATTAATAGCATTGTTCATTGTTCTTTTTTGTCCATTGATTTCAATTTGTATCATATTTTAAAAAGTTTTAAGGGTTATTATAATATATGTTTAATGAAGCTACCTATTTATAAAATTACTATTGATCCAGAGTATTCGGATGGAGAGGACTTAGGCATCTCCCAATTTGCTTATACAGCAAGACCTGCAATAAAGGTCAAAGGTATGGCTTTTTCTTCACAAGAAAAAAAATATTTTGCCGATGAAGTAAAGATGCGTATTGCTGCACCAGCATTGATTCCAATGGAAATATATCGTTGTGATGAAGATGGTGAGTATTATGCTGAATTTACTGAAGAAGAAATTGAAAAATTGACTTCAAAGTTTATGGCAAATCTTACCAATCAAGGTAAATTTAATTTAGAACACAGCGATAAAAGTGTTGCACCAGCTTACATATTGGAAGCGTGGATTGTAAACGATCCAATTGCAGATAAAGCAAAAAGCACATTTAACATTGATGTTCCAAAAGGAACTTTAATGATTGTTAGCCAAGTAACCGATAAAGCGTATTATGATATGTTGGTTGCTAATGGGCAATTAGGATATAGCATTGAAGGGTTTCTTGGATTGAAACTTTCTGAACAAATAAACAAACACAAAAATAAATATACAATGGAAGGAAAACCAACATCACTACCAGAGGGCACAAAGTTCGAGGTGGATGGAATTAAATACATCGTTAAAGATGGCAAAGTAATGACTGAAGCATTAGAAGAAGCGGTTGTTGCAGATACAACAAATGAAGCACAACTTGCACTTCCATTGGAAGAAGGAACAACTGAAGAAACACCAGCAGAAGAAATGGCTGTTGAACCAGTAGTTGAACCAGCTGCAGTTGTTGAACCTGTTGTTGCGGCTCCAGCTGCAATGCCAACTGAAGCGGAAATTCTTGCAATCATTCAGCCGAAGCTTGATGAAATTTACAAGATGATTGCAGAATTGAAAGCTGAAGAAGTATCTGAAGAAATTGTTGTTCCGGTTGATATGACTAAAACAAAGATGTCTATTCACGATCGGTTTTCGCAAGTGATGAAGATTTCAAAAGAAAATTAAAAAAAGTATAATTAAAATATAATATATTAAAAACAAAACTAAGATGGCACGTAAATTAAAATTCGACATTACAATTGATGCAAACGCATTGCTTTGTCCAAACCCAAATGAGTTCTATTCAAAGGCATATATCTCTGAAGATATTGTTGGAAATTACAGAACTTTAGCTGGTATAAAATATAAAACAAAAATTGCAAACGTATTGTTCAACGACTTGTTACAAGCATCAACTTGTACTTGGGCAGCAACAGATTCAACGCTTGATGCAGTTGATATTGATGTTTGCCCTTTATCAGCAATGGCACAAATTTGCCGTTTTGATATTGAACAATCATTTGTTTCTGCTTGGATGGCAAAAGGTTCATCTGCACCATTTGATGTAAATGCTTTTATGTCGTACTACTGGGATGAAATGAGCAAACAAATTGCTTCTGAAGTTGAAGAAATTCGTTGGAGAGGTAACACTGCTGGAACACCAGGAACAACTTTAGATTTGTGTGATGGATATGAAATCCAATTGTGTGCTGATGCTAATGTTGTTCAAATTGCTTCAACAACAGTTGATGCAACAAATGTTATCGCTCAAATGAATTTAGTATATGCTGGTTTAATTCCAGCATTGCAAGGAAAGCGTAAAGATTTACGTTGGTTCGTTTCTTCAAATGTTTATGCAGCATTCTTACAAGCTACATATTCTTATTCAAATGCAAATATCCCATCAATTGATGGAAGCCTTGCAGCAACTTGGTTAGGAATTAAATTGGTTATTGCTGAAGGAATGAGCAACAACACAATGGTTCTTACTCACAAAGACAATTTAATTTATGCTTTTGATGGTGATAACGATGCGAAAGTATTGAAATCAGTAAACTTGGAAGATACGGTTGCAGAACCAATTCTAAGAACAAGAGTTGATTTGAAGATGGGTTTCTTTTATGTAAATCCAACTGAAATTGTTTTCTATTCTGCTGGACCTTGTTCATAAGAATAAATAAAAACTAAAATTGAATAGGGGCGGATCACAAAGTCCGCCCTTTTTTTTAAACAATATAAAAACAAAACAAAATGGCTTGTAACGAAATTGAAAGTATAATTAAAAGTTGCGACAACAACACTGGTGGAATTTATTCCGCTTATATTGGTGACATGGATGACATCGCAACAATAGTAGAAAACCAAGCAACGTGGTCAGTTACCACATTGACATTGGCTGCATTAACACCAGCTTTAGCATTTTACTTCAAAAGAAACACTTCAAACTATACAGATGAAGTTGCTTCTGATTTAGTTGCTGGAAGTTCTTTTGCAACGTCAACAATCAATTTGGTTTTTCACCGCAGAGATGCTGACAAATCAAAAGCAATCAAAATTCTTGGCGAAGGTCAAAGATATTTATACGTTGTAATCGGTGATGCAAATGGCTTATTCTGGTACTTCCCATATATGCAGTTAACTGCAAACACTGGCGGTTCTGGAACAGCTCGTGCTGACGGATCAAATTACAATGTAACGCTTGTTGGTCAGAATGAATTTACAGCTTACACAATGAGTGCAAATTTAGCCGCTTCTTTATTAGTTGCTACTTCATAAGTTTAATGGGTTTAAACTTGAAAGGCCAGACCGTAAATGGTTTGGCTTTTTTTAATTAATAGAACGAATGATTTACATCATAAGAAACACAACAAACCAGGTTGTTTTGACATTGACTGAAAGCGTGACAATACCAAACCCGTTTTTTATTTTTTCATTTCAGCCGTTGGCAACATTAAATGAATACCAACCATTGATTTATTTTACTACCTTAGACGTATCAAATTATTGCAACAGATACAACTTGTTTGAAATTGTTGAAGATGATGCTGGATCAACAAATGGTGGGAATGACATTCCATTATATTTGAAACCCGGCCAATATCAATACAAAGTTTATCAGTCAACAACGGATTCATTGAATCCAAACACGTTTGGTTCATTGCTTGAAGAAGGTAAAATGGTTGTTGGTGATTTAACGCAGCCAGATCAAGATACTGGTGTAACAGAAATATACAGATAAAATGAAAATATTCGGAAAAACATTTTTTGAAAACAAGAAAACTGCAACTGAAGTTGTTAGTTATAACGATGGCAAAATGTCCTTTTCAACGCCATTCTTTAAGATTGGAAAAGGTGATCTGGGCAAACCATTTGTCAGTAGTTGGTACACGATTAGCGGAATTGTTCAGTTTGGAAGTGAAAACTTATACCCGCAAATTCTTGATCAAATGTATTATACCAGTCCAATGCATTCAGGTTGTTTGGAATTTATTTCAAGGGCAGCAATTGGTGGCGGATTTGAATATACAATTCCACCAGTGACGGGTGTCGAAAAAGTTGACTTATATACTTTTGAAAAGAAAAACAAGTTCAAAAAAATATTTAGATATTTGCCGATTGACTTCTTGATTCACAAACGTGTTTGTATGTTGATCAGAAAAGATGTCAATGGCAAATTCGTATCAATGACAAAGCTGAATCCAGCAACAATCAGAAACAACCAAACAGTTGATAAATTTATTTATTGCAATGACTGGTCAAGAAGAACAGATCTGATTCAATTTAATAAATATACACCAAACGGAAAAGATTTGGAATCACTATGGGTGTATCAAGCTGAAACGGTTGGACAAGATACCTATCCACTACCTTCGTATATATCCGTTTTGAATGATGTATTTCTTGATGGCGAAATTTCCTATTTGCAGAAAAGCAACATTCAAAATTCAATCTGGCCTTCGTTATCAATACGAGTTCCAAAGATGTTTGAATCAGATGCTGAAAGAGAAAGTTTCAAACAAGGATTGATTGACAATTCTGGAGCTTCAGGTGCTGGAAAAATTATCATAATGCAAGGCCAAGGATTTGACAACACACCAGAGGTGACATCAATTCCAACAAATCAAAATGACAAATTATTTGATTCGACCATTGAAAACATCTTGAACAAGATCTGTTTTGCTCACGGAATCAATCCGTCAATTATGGGAATCAAAGTTGCTGGTGGAATGGGAAATTCTGAAGAACTTCAAATGTCTTATTCTATATTTGAAAAAAATGTGATTATGCCGTTGCGTGATGAATTGACTGACATATACGATGAATTGCTTGATATTGCTGGAGTGAAAAATTCAATTGTGATCAATGATTTCCAAATCATTGAAAAGGCAATCATCCCCGGTCAAGAAAAAGCAATGCAAGAAGAACAAGAATTGACAGCTGAAACACCACAAGAAGAACAGTTGATGACAAACCCAGCAATAAAAAATATGACTGGCAGACATCAACAACAGCTGTTGCGAATCATTCGCCAATACGGTCAAGGCAAATTAAACAAGAAACAAGCTTCCGTTTTATTACGGACTGGCTTGGGATTGAAAGAAGAAGATATTAACTTAATGCTTCAATAAACATGGCAACAGTAATTTATTTTGTAACAGAAAACTATTTGAAAGTGAACACACCAATCACTGCAAATGTGAACATCACTGAAGTGCTTCCATTGGTCAAAGGTGCGGCGGATATGTGGACACAATCAACATTGGGAACATATTTTTATAATGATTTGCTTGTAAAATACAACGCACAAACATTGAATCCAGACGAAGAAACACTTGTTGCATTAATGCAGCCATCCATTGCTTGGAGGGCAGCAGCCGATGCTATTATTGAATTATCTTTTCAATTAAAGAACAAAGGTGTTCAAACTCAAAGCGGTGATAATTCTGCAAGTGCTGAATCAAAGATGGTTCAATTTATGAATCGCCATTATGCACAAAAGGCTGAATTTTACGAGCAACAAATGTGGAATTATTTAGTAAAGAATAAAGCGTTATATCCAGAGTTTACATCAGCATTAAATCACAATTCAACTTGCTTAGATTATTGCGTGAACTCTTGCAATGGTAATGGACATAGTAAATTTAATTCACAAATATTCTTTTCTTAATGACATTATCAATAGAAATTACCAGATTTAAAGACAGCGACAAATCGCAAACAATAGGTGAATTTCACGTTATTGGTGCAGATTTTTATGGTGTTACAATGGAGTTGGAATATAACGATAACAAAAAAAGAATCAGTTGCATCCCTTGTGGAACTTATATTGTAAAGAAAAGAACCAGCAAAAAATATGGTGAACACTTCCATATAACAGATGTTCCGAATCGTGATTTTATATTGATCCATTCAGCAAATTATTCCAGACAATTGTTAGGTTGTATTGGAGTAGGCAAGAATCACATTGATATTGATAAAGATGGATTGAAGGATATAACAGAAAGCAAAGCAACATTAAAGAAGTTGTATGAAATTATGCCAAATGAATTTAAACTAACCATAAAATAAAACCAATATGAAATTCGACAAACAACTTGAAAAACTTGCAAATTTAGAAGATGTAAGTATTGACACAGAAGCAACAAACGACAATGGTGAACGCATCAAAGAATTGTATTGCGACCATTTGCCATTTGCAATCAAAGGGCACGAAATGGCTCTTGCAGTTGTTAAAAACCCTTTTGCAAAGATTATCATTCAATTGGCTATTACCTTATTAACTGCTATTGGGAATCGTTTTTGCGAAGAAAACGAAGAAGAAAAATAGTAGTTTTTTAATTTATAATCATTATAAATAAGACCTACACCGCAATAGTGGTGTGGGTTTTCTTGCTTTATGGCTATTTATAATCATTATAAATAAGGAATAATGTATTGCCGTATTGATATATATGTATATATTTGTATACAATTAAAACCCAAAACAAAATGAAAACAGAAAAACCAAAGTATTTGTACACCTTTAAAAATAAGAAGGTGAGAAAAGCATTCAGCCAATTAGCATTGGATAGTGAAAAGACTTTACAAGAATTAATCACCGAAGCATTAGAAACGAAATATCCCAAAATCAAATGATTTACGATGATTGGAAATTTCAGCAACCAGACGATGATTATTATGCTGAACAAGAAGAAGAAATTAACGAACCAATAAACTATATAAAAATGGAAACACTAAAGTACATTATCGAAAACAACATCAATATTGCAAACAACATTATAAAAGAATATCCTAATGTTGATTATGTTCCTTTTAAAATTAACAATTGTTCATATAATGAATTGAAGGGAATTGCAACGGAATACCAGAGAGAAATCAGTATTAAAAACGGATATGGAACAATGTCATTGTACACGGGCAAAGCATATTTTGCATTTGAAACGAAACTATTGATTGTTTCCGAACCTATAATTGTGGAGGGATAAGATATGAAAGAAGAAATCGAAAAAAAGATTCTTGAAGGAACTATTGTTTCATACATAGAAGATAAGAAGGACACAATCACAGCGTTATGGGTTATTATTATAACAATGGCTTTATTTCAGCTAATGACTTGTGGACTGCCAAAAACAATTGTTGTTCAAGATGGTGTTGCTTATGCAAAGAACTATTGCGATTCATTACAGAACTTTGTTGATACAACTTACAATATTGCAAACCGAGTTAAAACCCAAAACAATGAAAGATTTCATAAATAAATCAGAACTGATGCCACCAACAACCGTTTCAGATATGGATAAGGTTGTTCAATATCGGGATGCTCTTTGTGCTTTACTTGTTCAAGAGCCACCAAGGCATCCAGGCGGACAAAAAAAACAATCACAATGCACGGAAATAGCACTTGAAATAATGCAATGCAATCAATGGTTGAAGTATAATTTTAAACTATTTTTCACAGAAGGAAATATAAAATTATGACAACAACCCAACTAATCGCAATGCAATCATTCTGGACCAATGTCAATTATGATTTGCTTATCAAAATTTTAAAACTTAAAAATCAATAACTAAAAAACCCAAAAAACAATGAAAGACAAAAACATTTACCAAAAACTATTGGAGTTTCAAACCACAATAGAAACAATCAAAAAGGATGGCAAAAATTCATTCTTTAAAAAACCAAACGGAAAAGAAAGTTCTTATGCTACTTTGCCGAATATCCTTGCAGAGGTCAAACCGTTGTTGAATGCTTTAAAACTGGTATTAACACAGCCAATTATTAATGGTGAGGTGTTCAGCATCATCACTTGTTCTGAAACAAAAGAAGAAGTTAAAAGTTCAATGGTTATTCCTTCAAATCTAAATGCACAACAAAGTGGTTCTGCTGTTACTTACTTCAGAAGATACACACTTTCTTCTTTATTATCTTTAGAAATTGATGAAGATGATGATGGAAACAAAGCAAGCCAACCACAAGCAGAAAGTAAACCAGAAACAATATGGTTGAAAGATGCTGAATTTGAAATTGCAATGAAGGGAACTAAAAAGCAAATCATCGCAACATTGAATGCTTACAATGGCAAAAATGGTAAGTCGATGAAGAAAGAATTTACAACAAAATTAAGTGAACAATTATCAAAAGCACCAACTGAATAAATATGAAGATAGCACTATACCAGATTGAGCAAGAATATATTTCATTAGCCAATCAAATAATCGACAACGAAGGTGAACTTACTGAAGAATTAGAAACAGCCTTAATGATTAACCAAGAACAACTTGAACAGAAAGGGAAGGGATATGGTTATATCATCAAAGATATTGAAGCAGAGATTGATGCAATTGATGTTGAAATCAAAAGGCTATCAGCAATGAAGAAATCAAGAACGAATGCAGTTGATAAATTAAAAACATCATTATCTAATGCAATGCAGTTGTTTGATATTTTAGAACTGAAAACACCTACTTTAAAAATCAACTTCCGTAAATCAGAAAGTGTTGATGTTGATATTCCTTTTCTTGATAAAAAGTATATCAAAGTAGTAACGACTGAAACAGCAGATAAGATAGCCATAAAAGCAGCACTTAAAAATGGTGAACAAATAACTGGTGCAGCATTAATAACAAATCTAAATTTGCAAATCAAATGAAGATAATCCTATCAGCAACCATTGAAGGTATTTCTACAAGAGTGGACAATACAATAGCAATCAAATTAGGAACACAAGAACTTGATCCGGCAATGTGTGGGCACCTTTTCCAACTTAGAAATAAGTTGGTTAAGGTGTTGCTTTCAGATTCAAACATCACAAAGCTGGAAGAAGATTTGGTTGATGCAGAAAACATTGCACAAGTAAAAAAAGGTAAATCACCAAGCCAACGATTCAGAGCTGTTTTGTTCTTAGTCAATAAAACGCTTGGTGGTACGGATGAAATGTTTGAACAATTTTATGCAACTGAATTAGAAAAGTTAATTGAACATTATAAAAAGAAACTGGACTAATGAAAGCACACACAAAAATATACTTTGATTATTTCGGGTTCACAAAAGCTGATTTTATTGCTTGTGAGATTTGCGGAAACCAAGCGGTTGATATTCATCACATCGAAGCAAGGGGAATGGGTGGCAATCCATCTGGAAGTAAAGATGTGATTGAAAACCTTCAAGCAGTTTGCAGAAAATGCCATATTGATTATGGTGATAAATCGGAGTTCAAAGAAAAGCTAAAAGAATGTCACTTAAAATTTATGGAAGTATATGGTAAAAATAGATATTAAAGCGTTATCAGTAAACGATGCGTGGCAAGGGAAAAGGTATAAGACATATAAATATGATAAATATATTTACTCAATGTTGATGCTACTTCCAAAAATAGAAATACCACCAGCACCATTTGAACTGGATGTTGAGTTTGGTTTTAGCAGTAAATTAAGCGACATTGATAATTGTCTGAAACCTTTCTTGGATTGCTTGGTGAAGAAATACGGGTTCGATGATAGGGATATTTATTTGTTGAATGTAAAAAAAACAATTGTAGCAAAAGGAAAAGAATTTATAAACTTTAAAATCAAATCAATATGAGCCACTACAACACAACACACGAATCTGGGCAATTACTATTGCAATATGAGTATGTTGCACTATCACTTGAAAAGATTGTTTTAGAAATCTATAAACAACAAAACAGACCATTAACTTGGAGTGATGTGCATTTGATTATTCCAAACGTGAATGAAGTCAGCTTAAAAAGAAGCATCACTAACTTGAAAACCTCTGGACATCTGGAAAAGACAAAAGAAAAAGGAATCAGTATTTACGGCAGACCAGCTTATAAATATAAACTTATTAAAAATAAATTTGCAGATTAAAAATAAATGTTTATATTTGCAATCAGTTCTTAGTTTTATACAAAAAGTTATTTGGTAGAATAACAATCGAAATAGTCCAACGGAAACAATGGATGAACACGATTAAGCCCCTTTTCTGCTACCACAGAACTGGGGCTTTTTCGTTTTAAAATAAAATACAATGGCATCAGAACTTCCTTACTTTAGATTTACCGTTCAAGAATGGCAGAACGGAAATATAGCACTTGAAAGATATGAGCTTCAAGGTTTGTTTATTTCAATTTGTGGCTTCTACTGGTTGCAAGATTGTAGCATTACTCTGGCATTGCTACAAAAGAAATTCAATACAAATATGATTCAAGAGTTGATTGATTTAGGTATTTTAAAGCACGAAAACAGACACGATAAAATTGAAATTGTGTTTTTAAATAAGCAGTATGATTTACTAAGTGAGAAACGGAAACTTAGACAGATTGCTGGTTCTAAGGGTGGCAATGCTAAAGCAATGCTCAAGCAAAAAGGTAGCTATAAAGATAAGGATAAAGATAATAATAAAGATAAGATAAGAACTGATGCAAAAATGCATCTTGAATTTTATCAACCTTGTTTAGATTTTTGGTTAAAAGAATTTCATCCAGATTGGACCTTTGGCGGAGTGCAAGGTAAAGCATTAAAATCTTTAATTAAAAAAATTGAAAAGTTGCGTAAAAATGAAAACGATTCAATTGTGGAGTTGTTCAAAATCATTTGCTGGAAGCTTCCAGATTGGTACAAAGACAAAGATTTGCCAATAATAGATTCAAAATTCAACGAAATAATCGAACAAATAAAAACACAAAACAATGGAAAATCTGCCAACAAACACAACGAACTTAGCAAAGGCCAACACACAATTAACGCAATCAATGAACTCATCAGAGATGTTGGTACTGAATAAAATGACTACATCAGAAAAGGAAATTGCAATTGCTTCGTTCCAAGTTAAAATTGCGGTTTTGGATCGTTTAGATTTGAAAATGGAGTTGTTGAAATTGGTTGGACAAACGCATCTGGATTGCGGTTTTAAGGTTGATAAAGAAACATTAGCACAAACAATTGATACTTTGGTTGATGATTTACAAAAATACAATTCATCACTTTCGTTCCAAGAAATTGAACTTGCATTTAAAAATGGCTGGAAAAAGGAGTATGGTGATTTCTTCGGTTTAAACAACGCAACATACTTTGGATGGGTAAATGCTTACACCTTCGGAGAAAAGCGATTACGGGTAAAGAAAACGCTATCAGAAGCTAAAGAAAACGCAAATAAGGAACCAGCTAAAAAGACTGAAGCTGAAATTGATGAAATTATGAAGGATGCCTGTTTGAGAAGTTTTGATGATTTTAGGCGAAAAGTTCCAGTTGTTGACGCTGGAAATGTAAAATATAATTACTTGGTTAAATGTGGCCTTATAAATTTCACTAAGGAACGGAAGCAAGAAATTAGAAACAGAGTTGAATCAAGATTGAAAGCAGAAGCAATTGAAAGCAGACAAAAAGCGGAAACAATAGAAAAAGCGGTTGCAAAGATTTTACCAGATTCAATTGTTGCAGAATCACGAAGGGAAGCATTAATTGTTTTTTATCAAGATTTGGTTGAAACAGAAACGGAGTTGAAAGATTTGTTTTAACCCGATTACAAAAAGAGAACGAGAATTTAAAAAATAACATTAACCTTTAAACAACTAAACAGATGAAAACAGAACTAATAAAAATATACAATAAACACTTAACTCCATTAGATAGTGGAGATTTTGGAAGTGGTGTTCAACTATGGATGAGTGAACAAGATTTTTTAGATGCCCTTCACGATTACGAATTACTAAAA